GCGGTTCTGGTGGCGGCGGTGGTGGCGGCAACGCCAGAAGTGGCGGTTTAGGAGTTGCGGGTCAAGGAAATAATGGCGGCGCAAAAACCGGGGTTGGCACGGTTGGGGCTGGCGGCGGTGGCGCAGGCGCTGTTGGCAATAGCAACAGCGGCAGTACTGGTGGTTCTGGTGGCTCTGGCTTAACATCGACCACATTTGGCGGAACTTATGCTGGCGGCGGTGGTGGCGGCGGTGGCGGCGGCGCAGGCGGCGTTGGTGGGTCTGGTGGCGGTGGAAACGGCACACCCGGCTCTGCTACGGGCGGTGCTGTCAACACAGGCGGCGGCGGCGGTGGACTTTTTGGCTGCGGCTGTTGCGGCGGAAATGTATCTGGAGGCTCAGGCATTGTTTTTGTCCGTTATCCAAATACTTATCCAACAGCGACAACAACAGGTTCGCCCATATTTACATGCACAGGCGGCTACCGTGTTTATAAGTTTACTGGCACCGGAACTCTAAAGGTATAAGGAGGATTACATGGCATATTTTGCACAACTTAATGTTTCCTCCATCGTCACTGAGGTCATTGCCGTGAACAATGACACTATAGACAATCTTCCGTTCCCAGAGAGCGAGCCTGTTGGAGTTACGTTCTGCCAATCTCTGTATGGGGCCGACACTGTCTGGAAGCAGACCAGTTACAACAAAAACTTCCGCAAGAACTATGCTGGCATTGGGTTCACCTATGATCCTGTGTTAGATGCGTTTATACCACCGCAACCTGACCCGGCCTGCACGTTGAATGTTGAAACATGCCGCTGGGTCTGTCCGAGACCTACATCATAAGGGGGAATATGATGTGCAAAGCCAACCAGATAAATGAGCTACCAGAGCCAATAACTGCGCCAACTATTGAGGTGAAACTGGAATCCTTGTTTCACTTCCCGGTCGCTATTTACAAGTTTAAGGCACCGCAGTTCTTGGCGTCGGCCAAGGAAGTTACGGACGAGGCGCTCGCGGCAAGGATGAGCGAGCTAAAGACGCTCGACGAGATTTACCCGCTAGTTATGACCGAAAATCTTCACGCAGACCCAAGGATGCGGGACTTGTCTACGTTCATCCAACAGGTGGCTTGGGATATTTTGGACGATCAGGGCTACGACATGCGGCACTTCGGCACCTACTTCACGGAGTTTTGGTGCCAAGAACATCACAAGCACTCGGCTATGGAGCAGCATGTGCATGGGTACGGTTCGCAGATCGTTGGGTTCTATTTCATCGACGTTCCAGATGGTAGCTCTAAAGTCTTGTTCCATGACCCACGGGCTGGCAAGGTGCAGTTAAATTTGCCAGAGAAGGACATGACGCAGGCGACAATCGCCTCCAATGTCATCAACTTTGTCCCAGAACCCGGCATGTGTATGTTCACCAATGCTTGGCTGGCGCATTCCTTTACACGCCATGCGGCGAACAAGCCTATGCGATTCATCCACTTTAACGTCAGTGTCCAGACAGTAGCCGCGCCAACGGCTTGCTCTGCGACTGAAGTTGAGGTGATTTGAGCAAGTTTTGCATTCGGTTCAATCAGACAAGGGGGCAGCCGGGGCGGGGTACGGTCGAACATGTTTGGCGCGTGTTCGAAGATGGTAAAGAACGCCTATTCAAGCACTTGAACATAACAGTTCCTGTGTGGGACGAGCGGGACGGTGAACAATGGAATGTCTGCTGCGAGGGGGTTCTTCTGATTGACCGCGAAACTTCTACGGCTATTATAAAACCTCTTGAGGACAGGCCCTAATGGCAAACTCCCAGATACCTAATCTCCCGGCAGCTACGGCCTTGAATGGCACGGAGCAGCTTGAGATTGTGCAGGCTGGAACGTCGCGCCGCACGACTACTGGTGAAGTATCTGGGCTGACGCCCGGCCCGACTGGACCTACAGGTTCGCAAGGGCCAACCGGCAATCAGGGGCCAACCGGGCCAACCGGCAGCACCGGCCCCACGGGAGCCCCCTCCAGCGTCACCGGCCCAACCGGGCCTACGGGCAGCACTGGCCCCACCGGCAGCACCGGCCCGACCGGCGATGCCTCCACTGTGCCCGGCCCCACCGGCCCGCAGGGCACAATCGGCCCCACGGGGCCTACGGGCAGCACCGGCCCTACGGGCGTCAACGGGGATATAGGCCCCACAGGCCCCACGGGCTACGGGGCAACCGGCCCCACGGGCTGGACAGGCCCAACGGGTTCGCAGGGTGGCGTAGGCCCCACAGGCCCTACGGGGGCCACTGGAGCGGCTTCTACGGTCGCTGGGCCTACAGGGCCAACTGGACCCACAGGAGCGACTGGTGCGGCCTCTACGGTCGCCGGGCCTACTGGCCCCACTGGGCCAACTGGGGCGGATTCCACTGTGCCGGGGCCGACTGGCCCGACTGGTGCTCAGGGAACATCATCAAGCCTGTTCCTTTACCGCGCCAATACAAGCATCACCTCGGGCTATCCTGGCGACGGCGACATTCTCTGGAACAATGCCACCCAGATCAGCGCCACGCAGATCAATGTCAGCCACCTGACTGACAACAATGTGGACATTGATATTTTCTTGGCCCTGCTCTCGGTTGGCGAGCAAATTGTCATCCAGAGCCAGAGCAACAGCGCCGACTATCAAACGTGGACAATCTCGGGGACGCCCACCAGCGTTAACCCCGGAACGGCAACTGCCTACTGGACCTATCCCGTCACGCTCACGGCGTCGGGCGGCACTGGCACCACCAACTTCTCAAGCGGGCAGACTCTGTTCTTGGCGCTTGTGAACGGCGTTGCCGGACCCACGGGCGCACAAGGGCCTACAGGCCCTACTGGCGCGGCGTCCACAGTTGCTGGCCCCACCGGGCCAACCGGAGACATAGGGCCAACCGGGCCAACCGGGCCTGTCTCCACGACCCCCGGCCCCACGGGGCCTACGGGGAGTGCTGGCATTGACGGGCCAACGGGTCCAACCGGCGCAGCATCGACCGTGCCCGGCCCCACAGGGCCTACGGGGACTGCGGGCAGCGCCGGGCCTACAGGCCCCACGGGAACCAGTGGCAGCGCTGGCGCAACCGGCCCAACAGGCCCCACAGGAATCGGCTACGCTGGACTGACCAGCAGCACCTCCAACGCCGTTGGCACCGGCTCCCTGACGTTCACGACCAATTTGTCAGATACCCAAACTGCGTTCTCTGTTGGGCAGCGAGTCCGCATTGCCTACACCGTCACGCCCACGAACTACGTCGAAGGTATCATCACTTCGTTCACAGGAACGACGCTGGTCATTACCTCAGACGCCTTTGGTGGCTCTGGTACTTATACCTCGTGGAATATTGACGCTGCTGGTAATGTTGGCGCGACCGGGGCCACAGGGCCTACTGGTCCGACTGGGGCTAATGGTGCCTCGATTACGGGGCCAACAGGGTCAACCGGCCCCACTGGCGCGTCTGGGGCCGCAGGCAGCACGGGTCCAACTGGACCTACGGGCGCAACGTCAACAACTCCCGGACCTACAGGACCAACTGGCCCGGCTGGCGGTGGTGGCAGCAGCATCGCTGTCTATGATGAAGGTTCGCTTCTTACCTCTGGCGTCACCAGCTTTGATTTCACTGGTTCTGGCGTCACCGCATCTGCGGCGGGTACTGCTATCACGGTTAACATCCCCGGAGGCGGTGGTGGTGGCACCTATACCCGTACCGCGTTCACTGCGACTGCGGGCCAGACGAGCTTCACGGTCTCGTACACAGTCGGCTACGTTCAGGTCTATCTGAACGGCATCTTGCTCAACAGCGCAGACTACACGGCCAGCACCGGCACCACGATTGTTCTGGCGTCTGCGGCTGCGTCTGGCGACATTGTCGAGGTCATTGCCTACAACATCGGCACCATCACCAGCGCCGGATACACCCGCACCACCTACACCGGAACGGCTGGGCAAACCACCTTCACAGCCTCCTACACGCCCGGCTACGTTCAGGTCTATCTCAATGGCGTTCTGCTTGATCCGACCGACTACACGGCATCGTCTGGCAGCGCGATTGTTCTGGCGACCGGCACGGCGGCTGGCGATACTGTTGACATAGTTGCGCTGACGATTGCGGGCTACTCTGGCGGGTATAACCGCACGAGCATCACGGCGACCGCTGGACAGACAAGCTTCTCGGCCACCTACACGGTCAACTATGTTGAGGTCTACCTTAACGGCATGTTGCTCAACGCTACGGACTATACGGCCACCACTGGAACGTCCGTTGTTCTTGCGGTGGCTGCATCGGCTGGCGATCTTGTTGATGTGGTCTCTTACACTGTTGGCTCTGTGACTGGCGCTGTCAACATCACGGGAACCCCAGCCAGCGGGCAACTGGCGTCTTGGTCGGGATCGACCAACATTCAGGGTTTTGCCCCGGCTGCGACCGGAGATATTCCGTTCTCGACGAATGGCACTACATTTTCCTCTACGCAGAAAATCGTTCAGGGCACCTCAGTTGCTTCTACCAGCGGTACTAGCATTGATTTCACTAGCATTCCTTCTTGGGTCAAGCGTTTGACGTTTATGTTTAACGGTGTCAGCCTTAGTGGCACTTCTAGTTGGCTGCTTCAGCTTGGCTCTGGATCGGTGACAACAACGGGCTACAATAGTCGTTGTGTTGCTCCGGGAAGCTCTACAACTCAAACAGGAACATCAACAAGCGGGATTTTGTTAATATCAGGCGCAGCCTTAAATGCATTTTGGGGCACCTGCACATTTACAAATATTTCGGCGAATATTTGGGTCGCTGCAATATCTGGTGGCATATCCGATGGGACTGTAAATTATAGTCTTACTGGAGGCGGTAATATATCGCTCTCTGGCGCATTAGATCGAGTCCGCCTGACAACCGTCAACGGCACCGACACCTTTGACGCCGGTAGCGTCAATATCCTGTACGAGTAGGGGATAGCAAAATGAGCATCACTCGGAACGGGTCAATCATGGTGCAGGGAGCCAGCGCATCTGGCATCCTTGGCGGCAGCTATGGTGGGCTTGGCGCAAGCATATCGCCGACGACTACAGGCAATGTGCTTTTCACTACCAACGGAACGTCTTGGTCTTCTACGCAGAAGATTGTGCAGGGTACTGCGGTGGCCTCAAACAGCGGGACCAGCATTGATTTCACCAGTATCCCAAGTTGGGTGAAGCGCATTACTTTACTACTTAATGGCGTTAGCACAAGCAACGTATCATACGTTCAAATTCAAATAGGCTCTGGTTCTGTTGTCACTACAGGATATACATCTCAGGCTTCATTCTCTAGTTCTAATAGTGGTGTTATAACATCTGGTTTCGCTATTTTTAATAAAACATCAACCTTCACTCTGACCAGTGCTGTTCAGCTTTTTTCAATTGGCTCTAATACTTGGATTTCTACGGGAGTTACAGCATATACAAATGTTGCAAGTGTCACTTGGCAATCTGCTGGAAACAGCCCTGCATTGTCCGGCGCTCTTGATAGAGTCCGGCTTACCACAGTCAACGGCACCGACACATTTACAGCCGGTTCAGTCAACATCCTCTACGAGTAGGAATAGCAATGGCGAACGCTCGTAACTTATCCAACTTAGCTCCGGGCCTAAGCACGGTTGGAATCGTGTCGAGCCCTTATGGCGGCTCGCCTGTTTGGCAGTCTGTGCAAACGGGTAATTTCACGGCGGTCGCTGGGCGGGCGTATCCAGTTAACACTACATCCGGCGCGGTGACAGTGACGTTGCCTGCGAGTCCAACTGCTGGGCAGTTAGTGCAGTTGACGGATTATGCTGGGACTTGGGCAACGAACAATGTGACTGTTGCGCCTAACGGAAGTAAAATTAATAGCAGTACGTCAAATGTGATTTTATCTGTTTTTAGGGAAAGCATAGCGTTTGTCTATATAGACTCTACTCAAGGGTGGATTGTCTATTCAGCAGCGAATGCAACTAATGTTTATGGCGCTTCGTATTTAATTGTCGCGGGCGGCGGCGGTGGCGGATATACGCAGGGTGGCGGTGGCGGGTCTGGCGGATTATTAACTGGCTCTCTTAGTCTTATTTCTGGCAATGTTTATTCTGTTGTTGTTGGCGGTGGCGGCGCAGCCAGTTCTAGTGCAGGTGTTGCCGGAACATCTGGCTCATCTTCTACTTTGACCGGTATTACAGCGACAGTTGGTGGCGGTGGCGGTGGTAGCGCGAGTTATCCATCTGCTGGAAATGGCGCGTCTGGTGGATCAGGAGGGGGCGGATCACCCGGCACTGCTAATGGAACTGGTGGTTCCGGGACATCTGGACAAGGTTTCGCTGGAGGAACATCTGCAACGGATGGTTCAACTTATGGCATTGGCGGTGGCGGTGGCGGTTCAAGTGCAGCCGGTTCGAATGCTACGGCTGGCGGCCCTGCTGGTTCTGGAGGAGCGGGAACGGCATCTTCAATTACCGGTTCATCTGTAACTTATGCCGGTGGCGGCGGCGGTGGCGGAGATAGTCGTACAACAAACAAAAATGGCGGAACTGGCGGAACAGGCGGCGGCGGCTCTGGTGGCAACGGCGTGAGTGGACAAGGAGTAGGAACGGCGGGCACGGCTAATACAGGCGGCGGGGGTGGCGGTGGTGCTTATACTGGAGCCAACAATTCAGGCGGCGCTGGCGGCTCTGGCGTAGTCATTTTGTCTGTACCCACTGCGTTCTATTCGGGCACCACAACCGGCTCCCCAACCGTGACCACCAGCGGCTCCAACACAATTATCAAATTCACTGCATCAGGGAGCTACACAGCATGAGCCACTTTGCCAAAGTGCTTGATGGGAAAGTCATCCAAGTCATCGTCGCTGAACCTGAGTTCTTCGATACTTTCGTAGACTCGTCGCCGGGCTCGTGGATACAGACCAGTTACAACACCCGTGGCGGCATCCACTACGGGCCAGACGGTCAGCCTGATGGTGGCGTTGCTCTGCGCGGGAACTACGCTGGGGTTGGCTACACTTACGATCCGCAGAACGATGTATTCTATGCGCCGCAGCCGGGGCCTGAATGGACGTTGAACACAAGCACATGGTTGTGGGAAGCGCCTATTTCTGAGGGTATTAACCAATGACCATCTCTCGCAACATCTCGGTTCTCGCGCAGGGCGCCAGCGCTGCTGGCGTTCTCAGTCCTCCATATGGAGGAGCCTTGGCATGGCAATCCGTTCAGACCGGCGGGTTTACCGCTACTGCCGGTAATGCTTATCCGGTTAATACAACATCCGCCGCAATTACAGTCACATTGCCACTGACTCCATCTGCTGGAAATGTCGTCCAAATTACAGATTATGCGGGTACATGGGCCACTAATAATGTCACTGTTAGCCCTAATGGCGGCAAGATAAATGGCAGCACTTCATCTTTTACCGCAAATACAAATCGCGAAGCTCTTTCTTTTGTTTATGTTGACTCTACTCAGGGTTGGCTAGTTTACTCAGGCGTCAATGTTATATCGCCTTACACATATCTAGCATCATATTTTGCCGTTGGTGGAGGTGGGTCTGGCGGGACCACCGGGCCGGGCGGTGGTGGTGGCGCTGGCGGCATTGCTTCGTCATCAATAGCTCTGCAAAAAGGCGTTGTTTACACAATCACTGTTGGCGGCGGCGGAAGTCTTTCTAGCGGAAGCGCATCTACTATATCTGGAGCAAATATAGACACAATTACCGCAGCGGGTGGCGGTCAGGGTGGTTCTGCATCTGCGGCTGGATCAAATGGCGGTTCTGGTGGAGGTGGCGGCGGGTCTGCTGTCGTATCTGGTGGACTTGGAACATTTTCACAAGGTTTGTCTGGCGGAAATACAACTGCGGCTGGAGTAATTGGCGGCAGCGGCGGCGGCGGCGCTGCAGGCGTTGGCGCTAATACGGGTTCTGGAACAGGTGGCGCAGGCGGGGTTGGAACAACATCAGTTATCAGCGGTGTGACAGGATCATTTGGTGGAGGTGGCGGCGGTTCTGGCAGAAGCCCGTCTTTGGGTGGCGGCGGCGGAACTGGCGGTGGCGGAGCTGGTGGAAACACTTTGCCTACTGCTGCGACAGCAGGCACAGCAAATACTGGCGGCGGTGGTGGCGGCGGCGGTGGTGTCAATTCTGGCGCAGCGGGTGGTTCTGGAGTGGTTTATCTGTCTATCCTCACGTCAAACTACACCGGAACAACAACTGGTTCACCAACTGTGACCACAAGTGGCAGCTATACAATTCTCAAGTACACTTCTTCTGGGAGCTACACAGCATGAGCCATTATGCAAAGGTTGTAGATGGTATAGTTGTTCAGGTTATCGTAGCTGAACCTGATTTCTTTACCACGTTTATAGATACTGAGCCGGGTCAGTGGATACAAACAAGTTATAATACTCATGGCAATGTTCATTACGGGCCAGACGGTTTGCCTGATGGGGGCGTTGCTTTGCGGGCTAATTATGCTGGTGTTGGCTTTAATTACGACGCGGAGCATGATGTATTTTATGCCCCATGTCCGGGCATTGAATGGTTTCTTAATACAAGCACTTGGTGCTGGGAAATGCCAGAAGGATAGGAGGCTCACATGGAACGCATAGAGGTCAACGTCGAGACCGGCGAGGTCAAGGTCATCCAATTCACGCCAGAGGAAGAGGCGGCTGCGCTGGCCTATGCCGCCACCATTCAGGAGCCTGTGCCGGTGAAGCCGACGCTGGAGGAGCTTCAGGCGCAACTGGCGGCTATCTCGGCGCAGATACAGGGATTGGCGAACGCTTAAACGAAAGACCCCAGCCAGGATAACCGGCTGGGGTAAGTCAGTTTCGAACAAATCACCTAGGGGACTGAGCCTACAGACGCCTAACGCAAAGGCATCGCCGTATGTAGGTCACAGACCATTCCGTGACTCGTCCAGTGTGCCATAGTTCCTAAAGGCTTCAAGCAGAGCAACGGCCAAAAGTGATATTTTTTTCTGCGCGAATGTCTTGGTTTCGCCATGACCAGCATTCGCCATCATCTTGGAACACAATCCAGATAAGGTCAGCCTCAACGCCATAATCAATCAAGACATGCGCTATGCCCTTGCCTTTAGGGGTCACTACCGAGATCGCAGGATTAAGCTGTAGCATCATCTTCTTTGCTCCTTGGCGGTTCTGTTGACATGGGATTCAGGTCTTCTTCTGGCACACGCCAAACAGTTATTTTGTTATTCACATATGGGGCTAAATATTTGTCCTGCTTGGCATCCGCGCCACGGATCCACCCGCAGACCCTGTAGTTTGGCGACATGCCTTTGACCAAATAGTAGAAGTAATCTGGGTTGTCTTTTGGATAGATAAGAAGCCCATACTCTTCTCTGTTGGTTGTTCTTACCCCTATATCATCACCAAGATCTGGTTTCCCATAGGTGTTGATGCTCCCGGTGAAGTGGATGTTGAGCACTTTGGCAACGCATACTTCACCCATCGCGCCTTCTATGTGCGATGTCAGTGGCGTCATCTTGTCACCAGTAAACCCATCAGAATATTCGGAGTTCTTTTGGTCTGATGCGTACTGCCGGATAGTGCCAGCGTTCGATGCGCTCAACATCTCAGGAAGATTGAGTTTTACCTTCATTTCGATATGTCCTTGTAATTGTATAATAGCATAGTTTTGCATGGTCTTCGCAGTATGAGCCGCGCTCTTTAGGCTTCCCGCAGAACAAGAAATCCTTGGGTTCGCCGCTGTTTATGACATATCGGCACGACCTGGATGTCAGATTCTCAAACCTTATGGGTTTACCCACTGGCGCGGGCACTTCTTCGCATTTGATCAGATTGACAGGCGCGCATACAGGCGTGGTATCGACGCTGGCTAATGGGATCAGTTTATCTTCTATCTTGTATAGGCTGACTTTTTGAGGCGGTTGTTTTGTTAGTTCACTAAGCCTGGTAACCTCATTCTTGCGCGCCGTATCTTTGATGGACGAAAGTCTGGCTTCAATGTTCTTCTTCTCGATGCGGCCAGATATCTTAAACCGATGGAGCTTACCCGCAATAGCATTACGGGTAATCCCAAGTTCCTTGGATATTTGGCTAGCTGGAAGACCCTTCTGCCAAAGCTCAATCATCTTCTCGTCAAGATCTTCCATGGCCATCTCCATTACCTGTATTCGCCTACTGGCTCGCCCTCAGGCGTTGCGACGGCCATCTGCACGGCCTTCTCCAGGTCGTATGGATCTTTTTCTTCTGTGATCAACTCTCCAGCGAAGGCCATGTAGTTGACACCATCGATGTAATGATCTGGGTTCTTTCTGTCTGAGTTAAGACGCGATAGCTTTACAGCATGAAGCACTAGGGCAACATCATGGGCAGTCAGGTGAATGCCAGTGATGATTGTCGCAATTTGAGCGACGTTTTCCATACCCATGCGCATGTCTCCATACTTCGGGTTTCTGTCGTTAAAGATCTCTGCGGCGTTTCGCATGATGTCGTAATAGTTCATTAGGTTCCCCTTTGATTAGAAGTTGCGTGTGTACTGGCGCGGTTTCTGAAATCGGCGCTGAACATCCGCCTCTTTCTCAGCGTCCATATCCATGTACTCTTGAGCTTTCCCGATCCATGATGTGTTGATGATGATCTCTCCTCTGTCTTGCCACCACAGCTCCCCGTCGCTGTTCTGGCGTCGGTAGAACATACGGAAGATGATAAACTCTTGCCGATTCAATAACGCACACAACTCTTCCTGAGACTTTACAGGATGCTCTAGCGTTAACTGGTGGGTGTCTGTGCCATTGATACTTGGCATGTTCATGGTTACTACGAATCGCATGTATCATCGCCTTTGTTGCGCAAAACCACTGTTCCATCCATGCGGCGCTTCCACTTGGAAAAACGACCGCCCGGCAGCGGGGACTTGGACCTTGTAGCCCCAATATGCTTCTGGTGCTTTCTCCGCACTTTGGCAATCAGGGGCATATCTACCGTGCTGGTATGAACCCTATGGCACTTTCTATGGGCAACCAGCCAATTGCTCTCATCATCTTTACCACCAGCCTCAAGCGGGATCTCATGGCTCACATCCCACTCTTGGCCGGGTAACACCTTCATGCTGCACATATGGCATACACCATCGTGCCGCAAAAATATGTCTGCCCTCATCTTCGTTGTAATGCGAACGCGCTTCATTAGTGGACAGGCTCTTCGTCATCTTTGCCGTAGTAATAAGAATCTATGCTGTTCATCACATTGTTTAAGAACGTAGCCGCCATAGCCTTGGCGACAAGAGGGCCCTGATCTTGACTGAGCACCATCTTCAAAAAAATAAAATTGATGACCGCTGTAGCTGTGGACGGTTCAATCTTTTGAAGAATCTTCTCAACCTTTTCAGTCGTCTTAACCATAATGTCTGCGGCTTCAGAAAGATCGTGCTCATTTATCATAGTCTCATCTCCGCTCGTTTTGATGCTTCTAGTGACTGCCATTCGTTAAATTTCATGCGGATGTATTCAAGCTTCACCTTAAGAAATGCCGCTTTTTCACGGGCCTTCACCATGTTGGTGACGAACTCATTCCATTCGGCAGAAGCTTTTGTCTGCATCTCAGCGCGGCTGACTGGCATGTCGCCCAGAGCGAGCATCATGCGAGCCAGCACAGCGCTTTTGGTTTCCTCAAGCAGAGACGCAGCGGAATCAGCATCCACATATGCTTTCGCGACAACTCGGTACTGTTCAGAAAGCGGTAGATTGCTGTCCATGTGTCACCTCAGAATGGTATGGAGTCCTCGTCCAGATCCACCGGCTTTGCCGTCTGGCGCTGCCCAGCGGACGGGTTCTTGGGGGTCACCGAAAAGCTGACCCACTTCTCCCCGTTCTTATCGGTCTTGGACCAAGCTGAGACCCAGTACTCGACACCGCCAATCATGGCGTTGCCGGTAAGTGGCGGAGACTTCTCATTTTTGGGCTTGTTGTTCTTGAAGATAGCCCCACTATTATCTTTCTGCTCATACGCCATTGGTCTTCTCCTTCAACTGGGCGATCTTGCGATCTAACTCATTGATAAAGTTTACAACTTCTCCCTCAAGCTCTGCGATAGCTGCGGTGTCGCGATCTATGCGCTTGATGAAAAGCTGCATCTTCTCAGGCATGCGGGGGTCATAGGACACGAAATCGCACCATTTGCGGCCCGTGCAGGCCATTTGCCACTGCATCTGAGTGATGTATCGCCCAGGCACAGATTGTCCCAAAAGGGTGTCGATATGCGTGGCGGTTATTGGACATTTGACCTCGACAAGCCCATCGTCACCGATGAGCCCGTCTGGAGACGCCCCCGCCATGGGGATCGAACCGTGGGGGACAAATCCCGTTTCGATGACAAGCGAGCCTACTTTAGCCTCGTAAGCGGCGCGAGCCATAGGCTCAGTTTCTGTCCCCCACTGCATTGCGGCGCTGGCATAGGAAGCCCCCTGCATCCCTGTCAGGCGCTCGCAAATCAATTCAGCCATATAGTTGGCGCGGCTGGTACTGTAGCCAGTTTTGGTCTTGGCGACGATATCTGCAACGCGAGATGCCGTCACATGCCCAAGCCTAGCTGCATACCACTCTGGTGATCTTTGCTCCATCACTTCACCGCCTTCTTAGGGCGACCGCGACCGCGCTTTACGGGTGCAGGGGCAGCGGCTGGCTCCTTAGCCTTTTTGGGGGCCTTGGTCTTGGTCGCTTTCAGTTTGGCCTTAAGCGACTCAATTTCTTCTTCTTGACGCTTAATGCGATCCTTCATGCGATCTATGAAAAATTCTGACATGCCAGCATTTTCATCTCTGTCATTAAGAGCCGTAACGAGCGCGGCGATGATGGTGCCAACCTGGTCTTCGTCAAAGTGGAGTTCCATTATTCTGCATCCTTCTTGTCTACAGCAGTTGCGATAGCCTTAAGATCTCTTATGGCTTCTGGGGTTAAGAGCTTGCGCTCATCTGCATCCAGCCCCCGCCAGAAGGCGTTGAGGGCATCCAGGCCCTTCTCAGCCTCCTTCTTGGCGCGGATAGCCATATCACGGACGGCCTTAGGATCAGGCTCCGCAACAGGCTTGGCTGTCTGGGCAGCATTGCCGTCATCATCATCTGCCGCCAAGTTGGCGATAGACATGAGGGCGTAGCGGCGGGCATATGAGATCCCGCTGCCAATTGGGTGGGGCTCATGCTTCACCGGCATGAACAGCGTTTCGGCCATGAACTCCCCAGATGAATGGAGAAGCATGGTTTCAACCTCGACCCCGCCGGGAACAGTGCGGGGGAACTGCACTACCGACAATCCGTTGTCAGCGAATGGCTGACGGATGGCGGCGCGCACTGACGCCAGATCAGCATACTTTGACTTGTAGAAGTCGTTCTTGCTGGACTTGGTGGCGTCTTCGATCTGCCCTTGCGCGATGGAGAGCGCAGCAGCAAGCTGGTCAATTGTCTCTGACATTTTCATTGGGTAGTTCCTATCAGTCTACAGCGGCCATGCGGCACTTATCAAAGATGATGTCCATGAGCTTGGTATCGCGATGGAGATCTTCACGCAGGCTCTTGGCATTAGGATGGTTGTCAGGCTGCCCCAGCTCAAAGTGATACTTGCCCTTGCGCTGCGTTCCTTCGTTCCAAACATCCAGATCAAAAGCCCAGATGTAGGGGGCCTCATCGATGTGGCAAATCTCGATCTCCAAAGTGCCGGTCAAGAACAGATGGTCGGGCATTTCGTGTTCGTCTAGTTGATATGTGATTGGTGCTAGTTCCATTTCTTTCTCCCGTTGTGGGGTGTCTCTTTCTCGCATGTCCCCTGATTCGTGTCAACAAACAATTTGACTTATGTTGAAAATAGTCCATAATGCTCAACATGACAAGGAAGCGAACCACCGAATTGATCAGCGTCATCCTCCACTACGGGTCTCTCAAGGCCTTGGCGAAGGAGCTAGATCTTACCCTCCAGGCAGTCTCCAAGTGGGACAAAGTGCCGTTCAGACATTTGTCGCGTATATCTAGAGAGACGGGTGTCCCCCGCCAGATATTGAGGCCAGACCTGTACGAGGACTGACATGAACGACAAGCAGCTTCCGAATCGCGCTAGGGTAAAGATGTTCTGGGATATGGGATACGACAGCATCCAAATCGCCAGGATGATGAAAAATTCGGAAGCCAACATTTACAACGCCATGGCAAAGATCTTAGACGACAGATACGTGGACAGGATGCTCAATGATAAAAATCATTCTCGCGCTTCCGCCTAGTGTTAATAGCCTATGGAGAACAACCGCGACAGGAGGGATGTACAGGTCCAAGCAATACACCGCTTGGAGAAAGACCGCCGTCCTGAACGCCCTGCTCCAGTCTGGACGCAAGAGGATCGACGGACCCTACAAGCTCACCTTGGAAGCGGTCAGGCCCGACAAAAGAAAACGAGACCTTGACAATTTACTGAAAGCTGCCAGCGATTGTTTAGTTGAAGCTGGAATTATAGACGACAGCAAGTGTGAACATATCGAAGCTCGCTGGGTGCAGAGCGAAAACCCCTGCACACTCATAGTACAGGAAATAGACAAAACAACCGGATAGGTGAGAACATGAACAAGGCAGACATCGCACTGGTAAAGATTGAACAAGCGTTTGCAAAAATCACTGCTACCTTTGATGAGCGAATTGCTCGCGTTATGAAATCAGAAGAAAAACGAATCGCCCTTGCCATCTCGGATCGCAAGCGCAAGCGGGTCGCTCGCCGCAAGGAGCTTGAGGCGCAAGGCGAGAAAATCCCTAAGTATCTGCTTGAAGATGACGAGAAGCATCTCAAATCAATCTTTGATATCCCGCGTTACATCACTGACGCATATGAGCGTTCATATGCTCTGTCTGTCGTTCTCGATATCAACGACATCAAGACGAACGTACAGGGCTACTGCGAGTTCTTGGCGCGGCTGAAAGAGAGCGACCATCCCATTCTTTATGACACTGCTTATGAGCTGCTTCCAAAAGCGCAGAAGCTGTTATCCCTGATCCACATCCATCGCGCCCATCCTGATGACTGCATCAAGAGAGCGAACGCTATTATAAACCCTCAATAACTTGCGACGTTGGAGCTTGATATGCGCCTCAACATACATCCTGGGATAACCCACGACGTTAAAGAAACCGCCACCCACGTAGGCATGGCGTACTTTGCCATGACAGGCCCCGCCAATACGTTCTGTAGTCAATGCGATTACAGGTCTAAGGGCGGGTGCGCCAAGTTCGTGCAGATGACAAGGGGCAAACTGCGGATGTTTCCGCCAGAGACGCCGTCTTGCAAGTATTTTGTCCCCAAGCAGCTTAACTTGGATCCGGTGCCAGATGAAGACTGACGCTGAGATCATTAAGGAGCTTCGGCTGCGTGTTCGTTCTCTTGAGATCGAGCTTAACAAGTTCCGTGACGAAGAAAGCGTTATGAAGAATGCTTTTGCTGGCAAGCTGTCCAGGCTGCAACTCGCACTCTTGATGGCGATCAGCAAAAAGGATGTCGCATCATATGCTTATCTCGACCGGTTCACAGAAGAGTACGGCATATACAACAGGAACGAAGGCGAGATGCATATCAGCCTTAGAACCCGTGTGGGCGTTTGGAAACTGAGAAGAAAGTTGAAGCCATATGGGATTGAAATTCATATGTGGCGCAGCATCGGCTACTACATGGACGACGAGAACAAGGCCAAATTAAAGGCAATGATGGAGAAGAAAGATGCCTAAACCCATCACCAAGAAACAGCTATCAGATCTATGGTTTGATGAGTATGCAAAACGCAATCATTGCTGCCTCTGCGGGAACTACGGGGTCATCAATACGCGCGATAAGGTCTTCACCGCAGCCGGGGTTGAGTGCGGAGACATAGCTTTCTGCATTTGCCCGAATGGTCGAAGCTGGAAGAGACAAGACCCGCAAGCAATCGAGCGTATGAAGGTGAACTCGCCAAGCAATTGATGGAGAAGAAAGATGCTGAATAGCTTTGACCCATTTAACATGCTTGTCGGCTTCATTGCCATGCTTTGTGGGCTCACTGTGCTTGTCGTGAGCGTTGTCTTGTTTGAATCCGGTGTCTTGCACTGGTTCATTCTGGGCGCAATAGCCTGTTACTACCTTGGCAAGGTTATTCGTGAAAGGACAGGGCTATGATCATCGTCATCGAAATCATGCTCGCGATGATCGCCTGCATGGTGCTGGCTGGGGTCATCCTGTTTCTGGCGCGTATGATTGGAACACTATGGGGGAAGAAAGATGGATGAGCACACTGTAACACTGACTTATCGTGAATACGCGATGTTCTTAGATAAGTTGACTGTACGCGACCAATTCGCAATGGCTGCTCTGACTGGAATGATAGCCGATCCCAATGGCCCGGATTATCGCAGTGTGCCTAAGAAAGCTTATGAAATGGCCGACGCCATGATAGCCGAAAGGAGCAAGAAAACATGATTAGAAATTGTTCTAAGTGCGGCTCAGTTGCTGAGTTTCCAGACAACCATCCTTCTCGTCTTGGATATTGGTGTAAGCCATGCAAAAGCGCATACAATGTCGAGTGCGCTAAAAGGAATCGTGAGAGAAAACGCCGCAATAACAACGCATATCATGCCCGTATATCTAAGGAACGGTCTGCTGCAACAGCCAAGTGGCGCGCTAATCATCCAGAAAAGCGCATTGCTCATCAGGCCGTTCAAACGGCTGTGCGTAATGGGGCTTTGAAAAAGCAGCCCTGTGAAGTTTGTGGAACAAGTGTCAGGATTCATGCTCACCATGATGACTATGCGAACGTCTTAGATGTTAAATGGCTTTGCCATACGCATCATATGGAGCATCACGCCATGCTCGAAACGCGAAAGGAAAAGAAATGATTAGTAAAGACAAACAATACCGCACCCGAGATGGTCAAGAAGTCCGCATCTATGCGACGGATGGGGAACATGGCGAATTGGTTCATGGAGCAGTCAATCACAGCCAACATAGCCCGCAAAGCACTGGAGGGGAAAGATGGTTGATCTACAGGAAAAGTCCATTGAACTTTGGCGGGACGCATACTTCAAATTGCATTTGAAGCTCCGCAAAGTTGAGGACGCTTTAATAGCTCTCAAAGCCATGCACCATGAGGGCGGCATTGACGACATAGTAGAGCGAGACGACCAAACTTATTTCACGGTCTGTAATGCGTTGGAGGAACTACAATGAACGACTACATGCAAACCCTGATGAACATCTGCTTTACGATGGTGACCGGCGTCATCATCGTTGGGGGCATAGGCGTAATGGTGTTCCTGTCTCTAATGTTTTGGAACATGATCAAGGATGAGCTGTGATGGGCAAGAGATCCAGCTTTGAGCGCAGGGAGAATTAAAATGAGTAAGCTATCTAGCCTTAATCTTAATGACAGTGACACTAAAAGATTTTGGTTGAAAGTAGATAAAAAAGACCAAAATAATTGTTGGAATTGGACCGCTTGTAGGGATAACCATGGATATGGAAATTTTCGCATAGGCGGCAGATCAGGAGCGGCTGAAAAAGCGCATCGAGTTGCTGCTGCGTTATCTTTTGAAGATTTTGATGCAAAATCCCATTATCTTCATTCATGCGATAATAGAAGCTGTTGCAATCCTCTTCATTTAAGAAAAGGTACGCATAAAGAAAACATGAAAGATATGGTAGACAGAAATAGAAATAGATCCCCTCGGATTGGTAACGGTGTCATCAAGATAGGAATTGGGTTGTACCCTAAAATTATCGAATTAATAGAAAGCGGAAAATCTAAATCAGAAGTAGCTCGAACATTTAATGTAACACCAACAAGAATCCGTCAAATTGTGAATGGAGTCAAAAATGGGAAAGAGATCTGAGTTTAAACGTAGGCCAATGGACGCTTACGCCACCCCTGAAGCGGCTGTCTTACCATTGCTGCCATATCTCCCGCGCCAGACGAGGTTCTGTGAGCCCTGCGCTGGTGAGGGGCACCTCATCCGCCATCTAGAGAAGCATGGGCACCAGTGCTCCTCTGCGTTTGATCTAGACCCTGATAGCGCCCACCCCGAACTGGATGCGCTGCATTTGACACCCGAACATCTGGCGGGGGCAGATTACATCATCACGAATCCGCCCTGGACGCGCCATGTGCTGCACGGCATGATAGATCGGTTCACATCACTAGCTCCAACCTGGCTATTGTTTGATGCAGACTGGGCTTATACTAAGCAGTCCATGCCACACATGGATCGTTGCAGGATGATCGTGGCTGTTGGCCGCGTGAAATGGATTGAGGGCTCTCAGCATACCGGCAAAGACAATTGCTCTTGGTATCTCTTTGGGACCAAGACCCAAGCTCACACTGACTTCGTAGGCCGCAAATGAAGGTCTCTATAGACGACCAGGTTCAGGCGCTGGAGGAGGCCGTTATAGCCCACCGCAGCTATGTCAGGACCGTCAAGCGGCTGGTGACACTGAAAGAGCGCCCCAAAGAGATTTTGGAGGACACAGAGCGCCGTCTCCCGTTGATGGAGGCGGCATTAAAAACATTAAAATGGGTGCAATTAAATCGAGAAACAATTATTGAGGCCCATAATAAATGCCAAAACAGCGCTTGATTTGTGCCAATTTAGCATTTACAAATGCCGCTTCAGCATAAAAGGAGCCGACATGAGAAATGCAGAATTAGCAGAATTAAATCGCCTTATTGATAAATCTGGATTGATGCGAATCGAAATATCTAATTATCTAGGCATCGGTGAGCGCACCCTCTACACATGGATGAGGGGCGGCTCTCGCATCCCCAAGATGGCCATCATCGCCTTGAAAGTCTTGGTGAAAGAGGTATAGTAGCAAATGAAAGAGGCCCGCCAGCGGCAAACTGGCGAGCCTCGTAACCAACACGCGCTTGCACCGCACGTTGGGCCTAATCCGGTTTTACCCGCCTTTGGTCTGATTTGCAATGCTCCGCGCCAACAGGAGTATGCTAAATGTCTTTTCAAGCTATGGCTTGGGCGGTCAAACAGACGCTACCTTCTCGTGAAAAGTTCTTGCTGATCATCTTGGCGAACTACGCCAATGACAGAAACCAGTGCTGGCCTGCTATTGCCACGCTTTGCAAGGACACCGGATTCTCCCGCATGACGGTCTCAAGGGGGATTGCCAAGCTGATCAAGCTGGGCGCTTTGAATGCGCGGCATCAAACGAAGAACGGCATGAAAACCTCAAAAATGTACCGCCTCATGGTCAAGGAGGCACCAATAGCCTTCATTGACGAGGATGACCCGCCCTTTGAATAGGCCGGAAAACTGGATGTCTAAATTTGAGCATACGATGTCTAAATTTGAACATGGCATGCTCAGGATTAGACATAAACCTATTACAGTAACCTATCATCAACCTATCAGCCTCATACATCCCCGCCAGAGAATGTAGTTAATATAATATATATACAATAAACCACGCGAAACAGGAACACAGCAATGGAACTGCGAAGCTATCAACAACGCGCAATCGATGAACTCAGGCAAGCATTGGGCACCGGCAAGCGCAGGCCTGTGGTGCAATCCCCGACAGGATCCGGCAAGACTGTGATCGCCGCCGCCATCGTGAACATGGCCCGCAACAAGGGCAAGCGGATCATCTTTGCCGTGCCTGCTTTGAGCCTGATCGATCAGACGGTGGACCGATTTCGGCAAAACGGGATTTTTGAGATCGGGGTGATGCAAGGCCAGCACGAGATGACCGACTATGATCAGCCCGTTCAGGTCTGCTCAGTTCAAACCTTGGCGCGGAGACAACCGCCTAAGGCAGATCTGGTCATCATTGATGAATGCCATGTCATGTTTAAGCTTTACGATGATTGGATGAACCGCCCTGAGTGGCAGCATGTTCCGTTCATCGGGTTAACGGCCACGCCTTGGGCAAAGGGTATGGGCGCCCCAGGCCGGTGGGATCACCTCATCATCGGATCCACGTTGCAGGAACTGATCGAGCTTGGCCATCTGTCAGACTTCCGGTGCTATGCCCCAGCCCACCCTGATCTGGCGGGGGTGAAGACGGTCGCCGGGGATTACGACCTGAAGGGATTAGGCAAGGCGATGGACAAGGCCCCGCTGGTCGCCGACATCGTGACGACATGGTTGGAGCGGGGCGAGAATAGGTCCACCATATGCTTCGCTGTAAACCGAGTGCATGCCAAGCATATCCAGAATCAGTTCATCGAGGCGGGGGTGAAGGCTGAGTACATGGACGCATACACCAACCTTGAGGATCGCGGCGACATCGTGCAGCGGTTTAGCGACGGCGACATTCAGGTGATCTGCAACGTAGGGGTGTTGACGACCGGGTTTGACGCGGATGTTCGGTGCATCATCTTGGCGCGGCCCACCAAGTCTGAGATCCTGTATGTTCAGATGATTGGCAGAGGCCTCAGGACGGCTGACGGCAAATCTGATTGCCTGATCCTCGATCACAGCGATACAACCCTGCGGCTGGGCTTCGTGACCGACATAGGCAAGAACGATCTGCATGATGGGACCGCCAACAGGCAAACAGCGGAGAAGACAGCGCCGCTCCCAAAGGAATGCCCCCAGTGTTCGTTCTTGAAGCCCCCAAAGCTTCGCAAATGTCCATCGTGCGGGTTTGAGGCTATCGCCAAGTCTGAAGTTGAGAGCAAGGACGGCGAGCTTCTGGAGTTAACCCGCAACAAGACGATCAAGCCTGAGAAGTTCACGATGGCGCAGAAACAGGATTGGTACAGCCAGCTCATCCTGTATGCCCATCTGCGTGGGTACAAGCCTGGCTGGGCTTACTGGGCCTACAAAGACAAATTTAAGGTTGGGCCAGATCATTCGCTTGATGACCGACCAGCCGCCATGATTAGCTACGAAGTGCAAAACTGGATTACAGCGCGGAATATCCGCAAGGCGAAGGCAAGGGAGAAAGCGGCATGAGCAACGATCTTGTGAAGCGACTACGCGAACTTACATGCAACTGCTATGACGCAGAGGTGATTGAGGCGGGTAAAGATGCGATGGATGAGGCTGCCGACCGTATTGATCAGCTAGAGGCGGCACTTTCTCACATTTGGGCATGGTATCCCATCAACGTATCAAAGCCACATGAAACGATTGATGCGATTAAGGATTATGCTTTCGTGGCCATTAAAGGGGGAAAGAAAAATGACTGATCCAGCACGTTGCCATTGCGGTTCCATCAGTTGGGAGCGCAATATCGAAGAGAGCCGATACATCTGCGCCAGTTGCAAGCGCCCTTTGTGGCAGCCAATTGAAACCGCGCCACAAGATGAAATGATACTGGTTTGGGCAGAAGATTGGGGCGGTAGTGTAGCGGAGTTAGTTTTGATGAGTGAATATGGGTCATATGATCCAGATGAGTACGAAGATGAAAAAGCTAGAATGTGGGTTGGTGATCAGGGGTTAAATCTTGTGTTTAATCCAACACATTGGATGCCGTTACCGGATGGGCCAAATGACTGAGGCCAGACAGATCGCCAGAGGGCGCTGGAAAGAGATCTTGCCCGCGCTGGGGGTAGACGCCAAGTTCCTCGTCAACAAGCATGGCCCATGCCCTATCTGTGGCGGGGCTGATCGCTTCCGGTGGGACGACCAGCATGGCGAGGGTGGCTACATCTGCTCGCAATGTGGTGGCGGGGATGGCTTCAGGCTCGCCGGGCGCGTCACAGGCCAGACGTTCGCACAGTTAGCGCGTCAGGTGGAAGATATGCTTGGTCACAGCAATAGCTATCAAGGGGCGATGGGCGACGTTGAGGAGATGCGTCAGCGCGAAAAGATGAAAAGCGTCTGGGATGGGTCTAGGACGCCCGCAGTGGGTGGACCCACCGATACCTACTTGGGGGCCCGCGTTGGCTGTCTGTGGCCTTCTCAGGCGATCCGTGAGGCATTGTGGGGTCAGACTCCGGTCATGGTCTGCAAAATCGTGGATGCCGGAGGCCAGAGAGCCGTGAATCTGCACCTGACCATGCTGACTATTGATGGGCGCAAGGCCAGCTTGGACGTAGCAAAACGTGTGATGAAGGGGAAGCTCCCTGACGGGTGCGCGATCCGGCTTGGTCCAGAGAAGCCTGTCATGGGCGTTGCGGAGGGCATCGAAACCGCCATTAGCGCCGCGATCATGTTTGATATGCCGGTCTGGGCTTGTGTGAACGGGACGCTGTTATCCAAATGGATTCCCCCCGCCAGGGCTGAGCATGTCACGGTGTTTGGTGACAATGACACCAATTTCACCGGCCAAGCGAAAGCTTTCCATCTCGCAAATAGGCTGGAGGTCCAGTACAAGCGTAAGGTGACCGTGATGATCCCGCCAATGGCTGGCGATGATTGGAATGACCATCACCATCGCACATGGGGCCAGCCCACGTTCCTGCGGGTTGTGAAATAAAAAAGGCGACACCGGAGGAGTCAATCCCGGTGCCGCCCCATGGGCGCAACGCACTACCAATGCGCCTAATGATGCCCCTTATGTTTCGGGGATGTGAAAAGCGCTGCGAACAATATGAACGCGCCGAATAGGGTGAAGTAAAGGACCGCGCCAGCTAGTCTGAGCATGTTTCCCCCAATACATTGCGGGCACGTTCAAGATCGCTGAAGCTTGTCATGCCATAATCAATTAGCCGTTTAAGCTCTGTTTCTAGCTCATCAATACGATCCGCAGCCTGATTTAATTCAGACTTCAGTGGATCGTAGAAGGTTTCGCTAGCGGATTTTCTTAGCCCCTCTGAGATCTTGCTCATTTCTTTGCCCTCGACTTTGCGCCAAGCTTGCCAGCGCGTGACGCTAGAGCCGGGTCCATCTTGAAGGACCGCTTCTCTGGACGCGATGACTTGCCACCTTTGCTCCCAGCTTTGGACGCCAGTTCCCTGTTGACCGAATAGGCGCGCTTCTCTTTAGGGACTGATTTGCCCCCTTTAGTCGCGATTTCTTTGCGCTTCTCAGGGGTCATGCTAGCGAAGCCCCGCTTTCCAACGGGGACGACAACCCAGTTTGATTCCTCAGTCATTGGTCGACTCCTCTTCAGTTTCGTTTAGCAAATAGTTCCCGTAGGCCATGTCCATGAACCTATGCAGGGCGCGAATATGGGTCATGTTTAAAGTGACCATAACCGTCTTTGGTTTCATCTCTGCGTTAGAGACTGATAGCCCGGTAGCCTCCAGCATCAAGAGATTTGGCGCATCGAAGTCATGGGATAGCGTCACGCTGTCGCCATCATCGTCGGTGATTGTTATGCTGTAGTCTATCATCTTAGCACCCCTTTGCGTTGCACATAACGGCGATGGACTCGTCTATCACCGCCTGTAGGTTGTCCATGTATTCCTGACCAGTTTTGTCAGAGAACCTAGCTAATGCGATCTTTTCCAACGCCGCTAGCATTTCTGGCGCGGCTAATAGGACATTTAGATTGTTGTGGCTTCGGTGCGTCATCACCCGGCAGATGGAAACGTCCCGATCCGTGTTTTGGGCCTTGATGTAGACGCTGTTCTCTGACCACTTTGTGGTCCAGGGTCCGGGCGTGTGCGGTTGTCTATGCTTTACGATTGCGTTCATGACCAATCCCCCTCAATGATAAGCGGCAAGCAGCCACTGGCGGGCGCTTTCCAGTGAATAGCAATGTTTGACCTGTCCATGAATGGACACGGCGCGCCAATGGTGGCGGTCCCGGTTCTTGACCTTAATCGGTCCAATGAACCCGGTGGGGTGACCAAAGTAGGTTAACTGATAGATGCCGTCTGCTTTTGTCAGTTGGATTGGGTTGCTGTTTTGGGTTACCATGACCAAGTCTCCGTTGTGGGATGACGAATCGAAGTTTATCATACTCTTGACCATACGCAACAGATAAATTCACCAACGGTCCATGACCAATCAAAAAGGAAATATCATGCAGCTAGACGAAATGACCATATTCTATATTGCTGTGTTCGTGTTCTTCATCTGTCCATTGGGATTGGTCCTTTGGGCTTTGGTCCTAGACCAGATGACCAGAGCGAATCAGCCCGCGCCAGAGCGTGACCAATGGTCCGGTCCAATCATCCGCCCCGTGACCAATCCAATCCGGTCCAGCGGTCCAGACCAATGACCAATAGGCGAATGCCATCAACCTTGGGCTTAAAGCCAAGGTTAAGCAAACCCCAGGTTGAGGCAAGCTTTATTGTCCCGCGCCAATGCCCGGCGCGGGTTATGTGGTCCAATCTTATGGAAAAGCCTTTTCCGTAAGATTATCTCTGGAGTCGTTTCCGGCGTGATAATTCTGTCGTTATCGAGTCCATCTCGGCTAGTAGCTTGGCCACATATGGGTCATTGATATCGCGCTCTCGATATATGGGAAGAGTCGCGCTGATATCGCGCAATGCATGATTCAATTCGGCAATAGGCTTTGATCTGGCGCGGGCTTCATAATAGGCCAAGCTTTGATAGATAGGCTCTACTTTCATTTGAGGACTCCGATTAGGGTTGAATTTTAGGGTTACTGGCGACTCATGGGCGCAAGAAAAGGCCGGAGACAAGCCCCGGCCCTTTGCGATTAGATGAAACACAAGGCGCACAATGCGCCCACGAATAGCCAGCACATAAGCGCGGCAATAGCCTCAATAATCTTTTCCATGTTCGACTCCTTAGGCCGCTTTGCGTTTGATATAGCTTGCACCATTCCCATGCGCGGGAATCGCAATGGATTTAGCTTTGACGCTATTGCCGCCGCATAGGCCGCACGAAAAGCACGTTGTTTTCGCGCCAGCCTCTTTAGATGCGGGACAAAGTATCTCTTTTCCCTTTACGATATCGCCCACGGTATCAATAACCCTAAATGTGCGCTTTCCCGTTTCCCATGCGGCGCGGGCTTGTTCTTCGCTATCAGCCGAAACCATATATATCGCCGGATCGAAAGCGGATTGTGAAAGCCCGGATTGGTGGGAATAGGCCGTGTGGCCATTGGCGCGGGAAAGCAAAGCTTGCCATATGTGCGCGGGAACCGCCGCGCCATCCCCATATGTGCCAATGCGAATCATGCGGCCCGCGCCGATTTCCGCAATAGCATCGAAGCCCGAAACTGTAGGATAGAAACCACGCTGGAAAGCTTTCCAAACAATAGTAGGGCCTTGGCCTAGTACTACATAGCAAGGCCGCTTTGCCGCTTGTTTCCCATTAGGGTTGGCAACGCCGCGCAAGGGGCAGTTTCCGCAAATCGAATAATCTAGGCCAAGCGCACTGGCGCGGCGCGGATCTATATCGGAGCGCATGATATAGGTTTGCAGCATCGCGCCAGTCTTACGATTCCGCTTGCTAATGACGGCTATCACCATAATGGGCGCGCCATCGATAAGGGATGGCCCCATGTAAATGATGCTAGATTGGGCTTTAGGCTTAGATTTCATAGCGTGACTCCATGTTCTGTCGTGAGAACGACTCCTTTTTATGCTGATTTGGCATGTTGAGTCAAGCTAAGTATACGTAACAAATATCCTGGCGATTATTAATAAATTTATTACAAAAATATTGGTGACTCTTTTGTGCCGAAATGGCATAACGAGTCGTGTTCAACACAACACAAGGAATCAGACATGACCTATCATCTAGCGAAAAATGAAGTTCCCGCCTTTTTGCGCGGCGCGTATGAAGGAAACAAATTTCGCGCCGAACCTAGTACTAGCGTCACAATTCGGTCGGATGCTGGATTGTGGCAAGGCGGGAGTCGTGATTTCTTTTATGCCATCGATCTGCAAACGGGGCGCAAGGTAGCATTGCCCGGCCAAGACGGCGCGCCGTGGGATTCTAATCGCGAAACCCGCACAATAGAATTGCGCCCCGGCTATGCCATTGTGGAATCTAGTATCTTTTGTGGAAAGCATATGGGGCTTGTCTTTTATGTTCATCCAGATGATATCGCCCGACTTGTGCCCAACAATAGCGGCGCTGAATTGTGCGACGTTGAAAAGAGAGTCTTGCGGATTATCGCCGGTTACAAGGCCTTTGCGCGCAATGATGAATTTAGGCGCGCTGGAATCGAACTAGGCGAGGCTGAGGCTATCAAAGCCCGGCTCATTTCCCTTGGATTGTTGAACAAGGCCGGGGCGATAACCGTTAAGGGGCGCAATGCTTGTGAGGGAGTCCGGCTATGATCAAGACTCGTAAAATCGGCGGGATGCGCTTTATCTGGATTGGCCGCCTTGTCATTAGCTATTGCGTGACAAAGCCTAAAAGCCCCAAAGCGCAGGAAATCAAAGCGCTCAAAAAGCAAATAAGCAAAGCTAAAGCTAATCTTAAATTAGGAGTCGTGCTATGAAATACAATGGCCATAAAAATTGGAATCATTGGAATGTGAGCTTGTGGCTCAATAATGACGAGAATTTATATCGCGCAATGCTTTCATGGATTCGCGGCGCGGGAAACAAGCGGAGAGCCGCTAAAGCTTTCCACTATGCTCTCACAAGCGGAAATTATGGGAAGCCTATTCTAAAGACGCCAGATGGCGCGCCTTATAGTGTGTCGTCTATTCGCGCGGCAATGAATGGGATAGAAGCTTAACAATACAATAACCCGCGCCAATGAATCAGGCTGGAGTCTTAGGACTCCGGCCTATTTCGTTTTGACGGTCGGAGTCGTTTCTTGTGCGTTGTCAATAGGTTATTTCATCAAGCTTGGCCGTGTAACGTTTAGCCTGGCAATTGTTAATAGAATTGTTAGCGTCTGGAATGGCTCGCCGGGCTTGTGGTATGGTTTCGCCAAGCGCTCAATTGTTGGCGCGGGAACACGGGGAAATCCACAATGGCCGGGGAAGCAAAGCGGCAATCTAAAGAGGAAAAGGCCGAGGCTCGCAAAGCCCGAAATGAAGCGCAGGCAATAGAGGAGCGCACCATATGGGCGCAAATAGAGAAGGAGGCAAATCTAGCCGCTATCACTCAAAAGCCCCGGATATCCTATAGCGAAGATCTGGCGAATGAGATGATCATTCGAATGAGCGCAGGACAATCTTTGAACAGCATATGCAAGCTCGAACATATGCCACATATCAGCACGGTGTTTGATTGGATTGAAAAAGACCCCTCTTTTGCCGAGAAATACGGGCGCGCGCGCGAGCTTGCGGCTCATTCTCTATTTGATTCAATGATTTGCATAGCAGACGACGAGTCAAAGGATCTGCTAGCGGATGGGAGCGCCAATAACGCGGCTATCGCCAGAGCACGGTTGCGGATCGAAACCCGCGCCAGGGTGGCGGGGAAACTCGCGCCTAAGGTTTATGGCGAGCGGATAGAGCAGTTGGCGCAGACTGTAAACGTGACAAACAATAACTTAACTATTGACGCCGCATCTCTTGGCGCAGATCAGCGAGCCGCATTGCGCGCCATGCTCACGCAAGCGAAGGAGGGCAAGGTCATCGATGGCTAAGGTACCCCGACAGGCACCCACCCCAAGCCGCTGTCCAGAAGAGGCCGGGGGGTCTTAGGTACCAAATTCCCTCCGCGTTAACCGCCACCATATACCCACCCCCATCAATATGCCACTCCAGCATGTTTCACGTGAAACACAGGGGTGGGGGCACCCCCCCCGCCCTGTAGGTACCCGCTCTCTATACAGTGCGGCATGGCGCGCTACCCCTGCATAGGGCATAGGTATACCCCCGGTACTGCCCCCCGGTGTTAGGTACCATCTATGTAGGTGAGATGTTTCACGTGAAACACGTGATCTTGGCTGTCCGCGCCAAGTGTTAGGCCCCGTTAGCTGTTGGCCTAACTTTGGTGGGGAGCCAGTGGCGGTCAAAGCCAGTGGCCCCCCGATGCCAAAGAGGGAGCTGCCAAGCGTCTCTTCAGCAAAACCAATATAACCCATTGGCGGGGGTGTTGGAAGTTAAATGATGGGCTGGGTGGGCTTCCAGCATCTTGATCGCCTGGTGCGCGCCCAGGGTCTCACCGGCCATCCCGGCCATCAATCTGGTTTTACCACATCCGATGTTTCACGTGAAACATCACACTCCTTTTAGAAACACATGTTGCGGCACGTATATATTTCTTTTGCGTTCCTTTTCCCAATCTTTCAGAGCGCTAAACTCAGCCACATTGGTAAATCCTGTAGTTTCATCAACAATAGCTTTGCGTTGGGCGGCAAACCAATCCCGTGTTAGATTGGGTCGTTCAGTCCAGTGGTTAGAATGGCCCGTAAGCGGAGGCATAGGTTTGGAGTAAACAACTTCCGTGATCTCGCGAAATTTGCCAATGCCGCTACTGTCAAACTTGGCAAACCGCAAAGCCTCATTGGGCGTCCAAACCGTATGCTCTACAACTTCCAAATCCCAGCCCACGCCCCACACTGTAGCATATGGCTTGACAATAGACCGAACTGGCATGAGCTTGTCAGCAGCAATAATCGCTGGGGCGGCAATTAACCCGCTAAGGACAAATCTACGTGTCGGCATTGCTTTCTCCCTTTAGTGTTTCACGTGAAACATTAGCCGCTATGGAGCCATCCCCAATACCCGCTGACATGTTGGCACGGCTAGACCAACCGGGCGTTTCTTAGATAGCTAACTATTCCCCGCAAAGATTGTAGTCAGCAATGGTTTTGCCATTGTAATTCATCACATATACTAGACCAAAGTCTAATGTGTGGGTTAACCGACCGCCATTAACTAAAGGCCCGGTGGTGTAATGGAGCACCCGCTTTAACGGTTTGTCTGTGCCCCACACATCTTCAGAGTTGTCTGTGTACCAAACGCCTTCTGCTTCAATAAGCTGTTCAGTGTTGTTTTTGTCGATGTGCTTGATAGTGAACATGCTGCTCTCCTAGTGCTGCTATGACGGAAGATCCGTCCAAATCACTATAGCAAAATAATCAACCATCAGCTATATTTTATTTGAACAGGGGGCTGCTCATGCGCAAAAAAAATATCTCCAAACGCCGTTGGAAAGCGCGTCTTCTCATAGGCAAATGGATCCCAGGCATGGTGGTCTATCATTACGGCTTTGACCGCATATATAGTGAATCACTGGTCCAGCACCCTGAAATGGACTTCTACAGGATCGCGCCAATCCTATGACAACACTTAACTTTGACGGCCAGCAAATTGATATTGAACGCCAGCTTATGGAGCTGGACCGTGCAGACTGTGAAGAGAGCCTTTACGAGTTTCTTAAGCACTCTTGGAAATACATTGACGCTTCGCCGTTTACAGAGGGTTGGCCCATTGAAGCTATAGCGGAGCATTTGCAAGCCGTAGTCGATGGCGAAATTCGCCGCCTTATCATCAACATCCCGCCCCGCATGGGTAAATCATCCGTCACCTCTTGCGCGTTCCCAGCTTGGACTTGGGCGCAATCACGCATTAGCCCAACCTCTGGCGCGGGTGTCCAATTCCTGCATGCATCATATGCTCAACAGTTGTCCCTGCGTGATTCGGTCAAATGCCGCCGCCTCATTGAAAGCCCATGGTATCGTGCGCTTTGGGGAGACAGATTTAAATTAACCTCTGACCAAAACACCAAGGGAAGATTTGACAATGACAAGAACGGGTCACGGCTCTCCACATCGGTGGGATCAGCTCTTACGGGTGAAGGCGGCTCTATTATCGTTGTCGATGACCCGAATGCGGCCCAAGAAGCCTTCTCCGAGGCTACCATTGCATCAACCATCGAATGGTGGGACGGCGCGCTCTCAACCCGCCTCAATGACCCAAAGACCGGTGCGTTTGTGGTCATCCAGCAGAGGCTGTCTGAAGAAGATTTGACCGGCCACATCATGTCCAAAGACGAAGGCGAGTGGACCCACCTCTGCTTGCCCATGCGCTACGAATGGCAGAGGCATTCCGTCACCTCCATTGGGTGGAATGACCCTCGTGGCTGTGATGAAGACGGGGAGCCCCTTGTTGAGGTGGACGAAGAGGGCAACCGGATCCCAGTCAGCGTTGATGCTCAGATCGAGCTTGATGAGGTCCGCGAAGGCGAACTTCTCTGGCCAGAGCGTTTTGGCGAGACTGAAGTCACAATCCTTGAAAAGCAGCTTGGCCCTTGGTCCGCAGCCGGTCAGCTCCAGCAGCGCCCGGAGCCAAAAGGTGGCGGCATTATCAAGCGCGAGTGGTGGCAACCGTGGGAATCAGCCAATTTCCCCAATATGGATCTCATCATAGCCACCCTAGACACCGCATATACGGCCAAGACCGAGAATGACCCGTCAGCCATGACCGTCTGGGGCGTCTTTACCAGTGATGTTTCCGTCCAGGCGCCCAGCCACGCAGGCAACCGCCACGGCGAACGCATGACTTATTCTAGGCAGTATACTGAGACCGCGCCAAGGGTCATGCTCATGTATGCTTGGCAAGGCCGCTACGAGTTGCACGATCTGGTTTTGAAGGTCTCGGACACATGCCGCCGCATGAAAGTGGACACGCTCCTCATCGAGAACAAAGCCGCAGGGCATTCTGTCGCCCAAGAAATCCGTCGAATGTACGGTTTTGAGAAGTTCGGGGTGCATATGTTCGACCCCAAGTCCCAAGACAAGCTGGCGCGGCTGTACTCGGTTCAGCACTTGTTCGCTGAAGGTCTAGTTTATGCCCCGCTCCGGCAGTGGGCAGAGATGGTCATCACTCAAGTAGGCCAGTTCCCCAAGGGGAAACACGACGATTTGGTTGATACAGTAAGCATGGCCATGAGACATTTGCGCGAAACAGGCGCTATCATGCGCGGGGACGAGTACCGGGCTGAGCTGAACGACAGCTTGGAGTTCAAGGGCAACAATCAATTTCAGCCGCTCTATCCAGTTTAGCCAAAATCCTGTAAAGTTCTGGGCATTCAGCAGGAAAAACGCATGTCCCAGGTACTTGCCAGCGCTATTGTCGATGTCATAACGCCCAATACGCCAGTCCGCATTGGCAACTTCAGGGTCGAGGTCTGGGGCCAAGCGCCCTATGACTATGTGCGACACTATGAAATCATGGCGCAATCCGATACTATTGCAGCTCAAGAAGGTATTCGGCGCTTCGTCGCAGAGATGGAAGCCCTTGGCCTTAAAGAGGAATAACTTCCATGCCGATGACCCCCGGTTTGATGCCCAACATCAGGCAAGCGCCACCTGAAGAAGAGGCCCTTGGCGGGGAAGATGCCCTCATCGAGATCATTGAAGACGGCGAAGACACCCCAAAGTCCGACGAAAGCGGCGCAATTCTTGAAATTGAGCATGCAGACGGGTCAATAACCATTTCCCTCGATGGGAAACCCATCAACGACAACCGTAAAGAGCGCGATGAGACCGATTGGTATCGCAATCTGGTTGATGATGTCGCTGAAGGGCACCTGAATAACATTGCGCAAGAGCTTTTGCGCGGGATTCGCGATGATATTCAGAGCAGAAATGACTGGATCGAGGATCGAGCGCAGGGAATTAAGCTGCTTGGCCTTAAGATCGAGATCCCCGGCTTGCAGGGGACTGCCGATGGCGCTCCGATTGAGGGCATGAGTAAAGTCCGACACCCGCTGCTGCTTGAAGCAGTGCTGCGATTCCAAGCGAACGCCCGCTCCGAGCTTCTTCCAACTGATGGGCCGGTCAAAATCCGCAATGATAACAACAATGCAACCCTTGAAAACGACCAGTTAGCCAATGCGTTGGAAAATGACCTTAATCATTACCTAACCGCGACCGCTACTGAGTACTATCCTGACACGGATCGCATGCTTCTTATGCTTGGCTTTGGTGGCACAAGCTTCAAGAAGGTGTATTTTTGCCCGTTGCGCAACCGTCCGGTGTCTGAGAGCGTTGATGCGAACGATTTGATCGTCAACAACGCCGCTACTGACCTACGTAATGCAAAACGCATTACGCATCGGTCCTATATGCGCCCCAGCACGGTTAAAAGGCTCCAAATCCTTGGCGTTTATGCCGATATCGACCTGTCTACGCCCAAAGAGCCTGATCTTGACAGCGTTCAGCGCGAGAAAAACGCTCAGCAGGGCATCAGCACAGGCTCAATGAACCCAGATGACCGTGATCGCGAGATCTACGAGGTCTATTGCGAGCTGGATATTCCCGGTTTTGAGCACAAACACAAAGGCAAGCCTTCTGGGCTTGAGATTCCCTACATCGTGACCATCGATGTGTCGTCTCAACAGGTTCTATCGGTGGTGCGCAACTATGCAGAAGATGATGCAGAACTTCCAATCGCTAAGCGTCGTTTTGTTAAATACACTTTTGTCCCTGGCATGGGCTTCTATGACATTGGCCTGCTCCATATACTTGGCAATACGACAAATGCTATCACGGCGGCATGGCGCGAACTCCTAGACGCTGGCATGTACAACAACTTCCCCGGTTTTCTCATGGCCGACACCGGGGCAAGGCAGAACACCAATATATTCCGCGTCCCTCCTGGCGGGGGTGCATTGGTCAAGACCAATGGCATGCCCATTAACCAAGCCATCATGCCGCTTCCCTATAAGGAGCCATCTGGCGCTCTAATGAATCTTGTCACCCAGATGTCTGACACCGGCATGCGCGTCGGCGGAACGTCTGAAGTCATGGTGACAGAGGGCAAGCCTGACGCTCCCGTGGGCACGACGCTCGCCATGATTGAGCAGGCCCAGAAGGTTTTGAACTCGGTCCACAAGCGCCTCCATGCCGCGCAGTCAGAAGAGTTTGAGATGCTGGTGGAGTGCTTTAAGGAGCACCCGGAAAGCTTCTGGCAGAAGCGCCGTAAAACCGCATATCCGTGGGACGAGCAGACGTTCCTTGACGCGCTGGACAACTACTATTTTGTCCCGCAGGCAGATCCCAATACCTCTAGCCAGACCCAGCGGCTTATGAAGGTGCTGGCCCTGAAGCAGTTGGTGGCGTCAAATCCAGCCCTCTATGACCCAATTGCGGTGGACACGGCTGCGCTTCAAGCCCTTGGCTGGTCTAACCCGCAGCAGTTTATGATCCCGCCGTCTGCGCAGGGCAAACCCCCGCCAGAGCTTATGCAGGCCATGGCTAAGGCTCAGAACGACAAGAGCAACGCCGACGCCCGCATGCTGGATAGCCAGACCCGTGCGGCTGAGTCTCAAGCGCGCCTTGAGCTTGATCACATGCGCCTCCAGATGGAGATGCAGCGCGATCAAGGTGACCCGTCCAAGATGGCGCAGATTGATACGCAGCGGATGGAGATCCAGCAGCGCAATCAGGATACGATCTTGGACGCCATCAACCGTAAGCGTGACCGCGAAAGCCGCGAGCGTCTTGCCGCTGTAAAGCTTGCTGAAGAAGTCATGCGTAACCCTGATGGGTTGTCCATGGCTCAGCAAATCATTGATCCTGCAATGCTTCAGCGTCTGGAGGGCAATGAGCCCACTCTGGATGGCACTCAGACTGGAGAACTGTGATGGCTTCTCCCGCTTATGAGCTTGCCCGTGATGCGGACGGCAATGTTGTTCTTGTCCCAGCTACAACGCAGCCTCAAAGGCCTAAAGGGTTTTTTGAAGATGTTGCCAGCAAAGCAAAAGAATATTTTGCCCCAAGGGTGTCTGATCTTACAGAAGGTACCGCCGCAGCATACGAAGCCGGAAAAGACATAAGCAGGAGGGGGTATGAAAACATAAGGGCAAACCCCCTTTACGGCGCGGGCCAAGTAGTTGCTGGCTCAGCTTTATCGGCGATATCCCCTTTGGCGGGGGCTACAGAATTTGTTGTTCGGCCAGTTGGCAGAACATTTGGTCCATCGGCTGAGCGTGCCGCTGATATTGCAACTATGGTGGCTCCAACTCCTTCTAAAGGTGCGTCCATGTTTAGACCCCGTGCTCGCGCCGCTACTGCGGCTTCTGAACTTTCAAATATCCCGCGTGAATTTTCTTATTTGCCGCGAGATATGCAGGAAACAATCAACGCAATGCCGCCCGCTGACAGGGAAATGGTTTTCAGGGTGTTGCGAGAAGAAGCGCAAGCTCCCGCTGCTGCGGCTGCTCGCCCTGCTGCAACATCTGCAACTGAAGAAGCGGTGCAAACTGCCAGAGCAATTAGCCCGGTAGATTTGGCTATACAGCAAAATCGTTATCCTGGGCGGTTTGTTAACCCGCAAACTGGGATGGCGCAATCTGTAAGAGACCCGCTCACGGGCCGATCTATGGCTGCCATGGGCGCTGTCCACGATCCTTTTGAAGCGCTTGCATTAAGGGCGAGAGAGTTGCCCGCCGAAGCCCGCAGCTATCTTACAGAGCCACGGCCAGTTATTAACCCTGAAACTGGATATCAGCTTCAAGAAATTGGGCCAAAAGGACAATTTGGCCAATTGCGCACCGAATGGACACCTGGCCAACGTGTGGCTCGAACTGGCGTGGCTGCTGCGCCTCTTGTAGCCGCAGGCGCGCTTGCTCCTTCGCCGGAGGCTCCTTATTCAGCGCTGTCCAATACTGATAATTCTTGGACTCCAAGAGAGTTTATTGGCGCAAAGAATGCGATTGAGAGCAGGGTGCGTGACGCAAACTATAATCCTGCTATGGCGGATGGGTCCATATCTGGCGAACAGTATGGTGAGCGGGCAAACATGCTCGCTGCCAAAGCTTTGGGTGAGGCGGCTGGTCTCCCAATGCGGCGTCCTGTTGCTACTCCCTCTTTGGAAAGTCGCCAAGCCGCTGCACAAGCAGTAGCAGATAGAGCCCCTGCGCCAATGCGCCGCCCTGAAGAAGGCATCCTGTCCAAGATCTTTTCTGGTCAGGACTACCAGTCTAAGGGCGGTCAGCTTCGCCAAGATGGCCGCATCAATTGGGGCGATCCCGAATCTGCTGCTGACTTCTTCCGGGCAGATAGAGCCCGCAGAGAAACGCCTGATGCTCCCGGCATGAAGCGTGGCGGGGCTGTTGGCAAGCCAGACTCAGTCCACAAAGCTCTTGAGATCATCCACCATCTCTTGATGCGCGGCCACTAAGGGTTCTTACCATGAAGCGCAACTCCATCAGCGAAGCCCTGCGTTTAGCCCGCAAGCGTTACGCTAATGGCGGCAGCCCCTTCTATGACCAGACTATCTACGATCAACTCATGCGAGATATTGCAGCGCAAAAGGGAAAGCCGCTGCCTGCGATTGAACCGCTGCGCACCGGGTATCAAGGGCCAAAAACCACTCCTTATGAGCCGCCTGTTAAGGATGTGTCAGGCTCGGATGCTGCGGGGAAATCTGATGGCATCAATACAACGCCAGTTTATGGCGGCGGCGGAGGTGACGGCGTTTCAGGGTCATATGATGGCGTTACTTCTACGCCTGACACATCTATGTCTTCGACCTCCACAGGCCCGTCTGGTCAACCGGGGGCTACGCCTGGGTTCTCATTTACCGGCGCCCCTATTGGCGCGGTTTATGTTTCTGATTTGCCGTCTCCTCAACAAATGGAAGCTGACCGGCAAGCTGAGCTGACGGGCGCAATTGCGCCTATTGGGGCCTCGGTCAACGCGCAGCCATTTTCGCCTGCGGAACCTTCTGCGCCTCAAACATCAAACCCGTATGGCGCATTGGTTGGTCCAAATCAGATTTCCCAACCTCAAGATCCTTCTCAAACAGCGCAGCCATCAAACCCATATGGCGCATTGGTTGGCCCTTCTCCTGCTGCCATGCAAGCCGCTGCTTCGCAAGCAACTGCAACTCCCGCTGCGCCTGCTATGGCTCCTGGCGTACAAGCCCCATCATTTGCCGCGCCGCCTGCATTTGCCACTGCCGAGCAGCTCCAAGACAACCCCGACATTACAGGGCCAACTTCTCCCGCTGCGGCCATGAATGCTGCTTATGGGGTGGCCAATCTCATGGACTCCAGTGAAGATGACGCTGCTGCGCAAGCCGCTGCCGAGGCTGCCGCAATGGATGCTGCTGCAATGGATGCTGGCTTTGCCGATGGTTCTATTGGTGGGGAGAGCTATGGTGGCGGCTCTTGGGGTGGCGGCATTGGCGGCGGATTTAGTGATGGCTCTGTCGGTGGCGAAAGCTATGGTGGGGGATCTTGGGGCGACAGTTCAAGTGGCAGTAACGACGGCGGCGGTTGGGGCGGCTGGGGCGGCTCTGGCGCTGACGGCGATGGCAGTTACGGCGGCGGCTATGGCGGAGATGACGGCGGCGGCTGGGGCGGTAGTGATGGTGGCAGCGACGGCGGTAGTGATGGGGGCGGAGACGGCGGCGGTGGCGGCGACGGCGGCGGGGGTGGTGATGGTGGTGGCGGCGGTGAAAAGCGCGGCGGCCTTGTGACTAAAACACCCCGCTTCGACAGAGACAAAATGGTCAAGAAAGCCCTCGATGTTTCCTCAAGCCGCAAATCTAAGTCTAAGCAGCAAAAGGGAAAATCCCGCTCTGTTGTTGAGCAAGCGGTTGTGGTAGCTTCTAAATTGGCAAATCGCCAACGGGGACGCCCGTAATCCTGGTACTAGGAGTCGTCATGTCTGATATGGCAAAACAGGCCCGTGCGGCCATGAAGGCTAAGGCTCAGCGCCTTGGCACGGATCGTTCAACCGAAAAAGTTGATTCGTCTACGTGGACCCCGCCTGAGCTGCTCAATGCAGATGTGAAGACGGGCATGCGACCCATTTCTCGTCGGGCTTATAAGTCTGGCGGCAAGGTTGAGGGCAGCAAGGCTATCGCCAACATGGGCAAGTCTGTTCGCACTGGCAACAAGCCCATCACGGCTGATTCGCTTGTGAACAAGAATATGAAGGAAGCCAACGAGGAGCGCGAAGGCACCAAGCATATTGGTGGCTTGAAATCCGGTGGCCGCGCCAAAAAAACTTTTGGCGGCGTCCTTGGCGGCCCCATGGGTGGGCTAATTCCTATGGGCATTAATGCCTTGCGTGGAGATGACGACAAAGACGGGAAAAAGGCCGGTGGCCGCGCCAAGAAAATGATCGGTGGCCCCATGGCCGGTGCTGCTAAAATGATGCAGCGCGCACAGGCTGTTGGTGATGTCCCCGGCGCTACCATGAACTTTTCCCCTGTGAAGAAGGGGTCTATTTCTCCGGCTCGCGCTGTTGGTCTTAAAAAGGGTGGCAAGGCCGAGGGCCATGAGGATATTGCTGCTGACAAGGCGCTCATCAAAAAGATGGTGAAGCCGTCTGCCCGCACCGGCAAAGACGAGGGTGGCACGATTAAGGTATCTCCGGGTAAAGATTATCTCCGTGGCGATACAAATTATGAGCGCAGAATGAATGCGCTTAAAGCGTCAAATGATGTTGGCAAACAAGCAAATTCTGCATTGCGCCAGCATACAGAAGATCAAAAACCAGAAAGTTGGGATAAATATAAAAACTTAAGCAAGGGCAATAAAATGCTCTTCAATGCGTATAGCGACGAAGCTGACAAAGAGCCTCGTAAGGCTGGCGGTCGCGCTGCCCGGAAAGAGGGTGGCGGCGTGTTCTCTGGCCCCAGCTATCCCGGCAAAATTCCCGGTGTTGTGCCCGGTGGGCGCACTGCTCGAGCCCGTGGCGGAAAGGCTAAGGGCAAGACCAACATCAATATCGTCATTGCTGCCGGTAAGCCTGCGGGCGCTGGCGATATGATGCCAAACCCCATGGGTGGCCCGACCAAGCCTCCGGGGATGGATGCTGGCCCCGGTGGGATCCCTGTCCAAGTTCCGCCTCCGGGTGCGGCTCCGGGTGGCGCTCCTGTGCCCATGCCTATGCCAATCCCGATGCCTATGGCAGCTCCGGGCGGCGCCCCCATGCCTCGTAAGTCGGGTGGGCGCGCAACGTCCTACAAGGACATGACTGCTGGCGCGGGCTCCGGCGAAGGTCGTCTTCAGAAGACCGAGATAGCTGAAAGCAAGCGCAGCGCCCGCAAGGTGGGTGGCCGCACCTATAGCTCCTATAAGGACATGGATGCTGGTGCTGGCTCTGGTAAGGGACGGTTAGAAAAGGCTGAGATTGCCTCTAAGACCGCTCGCATTGAGCCGGGCAACTACTGAATTTGCGACGGTGATCGAGATCGTCGCGAATTGGGTGGGGATGCGATCCCCCTTCGTGTCTCCACCCACCAAATCAACAGGGGAACCGCAGGGGGGCGGTTTATGAAGACAACATATCAAGCATACTATCAGTATGAGCTAAAAAAGCTCATCAATGCTGAAGTCGAGAGAATTAAAGAATCTCTCGTAAACTCTTATCAAATCGAAGGTTTTGACTTTTCGAGCTACCGACACCAAGTAGGTAGAATCGAAGGACTTCGCACGGCTCTTGAGCTTTGCGATGAAGCGGAGGCCATTGCAAATGGCAAAGACTAAGGGGGAATGAGTATGCCTTTTATGACTATGCAGCACGAAACAGATCCGGCTGAAACAATACGGACTGAAATGGGCAGCATCTCATCAGTTGAGGTGTTCAACAATCAAGTTTTGGTGGCGGTATATATTCGCCCTCAGAAAACCAAGAGTGGGATCATTTTGACAAGCCAAACAACTGATGAGGACCGTTATCAGTCTAAGGTTGGATTAGTGGTCAAGATGGGCGCGCAAGCTTTCAAGGACAATTCTGGCCAGTGGTTCAGTGGCCTAAAGATCAAAGAGGGTGATTGGATAGTGTTCCGCCCGTCTGATGGTTGGAGCATTACCGTCAATGGTGTGCTTTGCCGGATGATTGATGATGTGAACATCAAGGGCCGGATCGATCAGCCTGACCGTGTTTGGTAATAGGAGAAACCTATGTCTGGTGAAGAGGAACAGATCGAGTTTAAGTTGGATGATGCCCCGCCAGTAGAGGGGGTAAAAGACGGCGAACCGGAGGTTGAAATTGTTGATGAACCGGTTCAGGTCGAGGTTAAAGAACCGGAAAAAGACGTAGATAAGGCTCTGAAAAAGCTCAATAAAAGGCTTGAAGAAGAGCGAAAGGCTCGCATCGAGGCGGAAGCCTTGGCGCGGCAAGCTTCTGAGCAGGCCAGAATGGCCCAAAATGAAGCTACCGACAGCAATATGCACCTTGTGAGCGGGGCAATTGAGTCGGTTAAGCGTGATCAAGAGATCCTGAAAGCTAATTTGCGCGATGCAATGGCGATTGGGGATTTTGATAAGGCGGCTGAGCTTCAAGAGCAAATGACTGCCAATATCACAAATCTTCGCCAGCTTGAGCGCGGATTTGAGGAGATGAAGCAGCAGCCACGCATCCAGCCTCAAGCACCTCCGCCAGGGGAATTGACGGTTGATAGGCTGATTGAGCAAGTCACCCCGCGATCTGCGGAGTGGTTGAAGAAAAATCGGGATGCGTTGCCGGATGCGCGGTCAATTCGTGTGATGGCGCGGGCGCATGAGGATGCTGTTGATTACGGGATTGTCCCAGAATCAGACGCCTATTTCCAGTTTGTTGAAAACAGGCTTGGAATTAATGCCGCCCGTAAATCCATTCCTGAAGTGGATGACGTTATGTCCAGCGCCGCAACCACCAAACAGAGGCGCTCAGCCCCTCCGTCAGCCCCAGTGTCCCGCCAGCCGATTGATTCGCCCAATCATAGGCCCGGTGTCATTACATTGACCGCCGCAGAGGTTGAGGCTGCTAAAATCAGCGGGATCACGCCTCAAGAGTACTATCGGAACAAGATGCGGGAACAGAACCGCTTGAACTAAGGAGAGTTAAATGACTGATTCTACTGCAAAACGTCGCGGTCGCCCGCCCCGTACAGCTCCTGCTCAGGTAGAGGCTGCGGCTCCTCAGGTGGAGGCCCCTGTGGCCATGGAGACTGCGGGTGTTAACCGCCCGCCGATGCGTCCCGCTATGCGCGAAGACGACCCAAGGGCTGCTGCGGCTCGCCGTGCGGCTGAAATTCGTGGCCAATTTGAAAACGTGGATGAAGGTGCGGATGAGTTCCGCACCCCGCCCGCGCCAGACGGTTGGCAATATGAGTGGAAGCGCCGCACTTTGCTCGGCCAAGAAGACCCTGCGTATCAGGTTGAGCTGGCCCGGATGGGTTGGGAGCCGGTTACGACTAGCCGACACCCGGAAATGATGCCGTTGCAGGGCAATCACCCTGTAATTGAGCGTAAAGGCATGGTTCTCATGCAGCGCCCGGCGATTATTTCTGATGAGGCGCGGGCAAATGAGTTGAGAAAAGCGCGAAACCAAGTTCGCGTTAAAGAACAACAGCTTAACGCCACTCCTGATGGCACTTTGACCCGCGATCACCCCAGTGCGCGGCCTCAAATCAAGAAGGGATATTCGCCGATTGAGGTTCCTGGCGATTAAAATGGCGAATTTGGAGGGGTCGCATTTGCGGCCCCTTTACATTTGTAGATTATAATTGTAATTTCTTGTTTGAAGCCTTCATAGGCTGTCCCCATCCCCCGGCGTGGATGGTTAAACTTTCCCCGGCTTCCGAGTCTCCCCGGCGTGAGATGACGAGCCTCCTGAATAAGGAGATTCCGTCATGGCGAACACTGCCGCCTATAACGGTTTTCAACAGTACAGCGGAACGGGCTCTGCGCCGACCTATGAACAGGTTGCGGTCCTGATCTCGTCCAGCAGCACCACTGCTATCTACAACGGCGACCCCGTAGAACCCGATGCTAACGGCTTTATTGTCCGTGGCACGACTTCCAGCTCGTCTGGCAACACGCAGATTGCTGGCGTCTTTATCGGCTGCAAGTATCTCTCGGTCTCGCAGAAGCGCACCGTTTGGTCCAACTGGTGGCCTGGCGCGGACAACAACGGCAATGTCGAGGCCTATATCATCAACGATCCGAACGCCAAGTTCGTGGCTCAGTTTGGCAACGTCAGCGTTGCTCAGAGCTATGTGAACAGCGGCGTTGGCTTCAACATTGGTTCCGGCAACTCCACGAGCGGCATTTCTGGTGCTTACCTCGCCACTCTGGCGACTGACAGCTCCATGCCCTTCAAGGTGGTTGCTCTTGTGACGGACCCTCCGGGGGCCAACGGGACGGAATCTGGCGCTTATCAGAAGGCTATCGTTGCCTTCAATAACGTCTCCACCAAGCAGCTCACGGGCGTCTAATAAGGAGTAGGGACTATGGCTGTTAATCTTTCTGCCATTAAAGACCTTCTGCTCCCCGGTCTCCGTGGGGTTGAAGGCAAGTACGAGCAGATCCCGTCGCAGTACGACAAGATCTTCACGAAGCATGAGTCAAAGATGGCTCTGGAGCGCACCGCTGAGATGCGTTTCCTCGGTCTGGCTCAGTTGAAGACTGAAGGCGGTCAGACTGCTTTCGACAACGGGGCTGGCGAGCGCTATGTCTACAACCAGGAGCATACTGAGATCGCTCTCGGCTATGCCATCACTCGCAAGGCGATTGATGACAACCTGTACAAGACCCAGTTCATGCCCTCGAACCTCGGCCTGATTGAATCTTTCCATCAGACCAAGGAAATCTATGGCGCGAACGTCCTCAACACCGCGACGACCTACAATGCGTCGGTTGGCGGTGACGGACAGGCTCTCTGTTCTTCCTCGCATCCCATCGATGGTGGCACGGTCTCCAATCTTCCGGCAACTCCCGTTGACCTGAACGAGTCGACCCTGCTCAACGCGATGATCGCCATCAGGACGAACTTCAAGGACCAGGCTGGTCTGAAGATCTTCGCCCGTGGCCG